TCTTTGTTGTAGCCTGCAAAAATGTATCCTTTCTCTTCTGCTTCTTTTGCATAGTTCTCTGCTTTCTCTTTTGTGCTGAAGAACTTTTCTACTGTCTGGAAACCGCTTCTGTCACTTGAAAACCAGTAATCAAATGCTTTGTAAGATACCTTGTAAATTGTTGTCATAATGTTCACCTTTTTAACCTTTCCTTTTGTTTTGGCTTTGTGCCTTTCCTTATCTTCTGAATACATTATAACAAATAAATATTATTTTGTAAATGATATTTTTTAATCACTTTTATCTTTTTTCTTGATGTTTTTTATCCTCTTTCTCTTTTGCGTTCCATCTCCATTATACCACAGAGCCTGCGGTTTGTCAAGTCCTTTTTTGTATTTTTTTTAATTATTTTTTGCTTTTTATCGCACAACAGTTATTTTATCAAGTTAGTTAGTTGTGACTAACTACAGAACATTCCTCGGCTGAACACCTGTTCGTTAGTTGCTGCTTACACAAGTTAGTTGTGACTAACTCGAACAAACGTTCTGTCGAACATCTGTTCAGTTAGTTCTGTCTATTTTAGGTTAGTTGCAACTAACTCTAGTTAGTCGATGCCAAACAAAAAAAGCCGAACAACTGTTCGACTTGGTAAATGCGGCTCGCTTCGCCAGTCAGCGAGCCGAGCAAGCGTATTAATCTACATTATTATCATTTAAAATTTTACACTAAATGTTTTTTTGAAATCATTTAATTATTTTATTTATTATTTATTTATTTATTGTGTTATTATTTGTGTGTGTTTGTTTATTGTGTTGTTTTGTGCCACGTTTGTTTTCTTCTCATTTTGCTAGGCGATGCGTTGCACTACACAGTGTTTGTCGATTTGTGTTGGGTACACAACATTCCAAAAATTATCCCCCGGGGGTATATTTTGGGAAAAAATTTCTGTGATTTTGTAATTTGATCTTGGCTGGGCACAAAACTCTCCAAATCATTTTTTGATTTCGAATCACGACAAGCTATAATTCACTTCTTTCAACAATAGCATTCCATAATCCAAATGTTTCTAATACCGTTATAATAATTCCAATCCATTGTATAAAAGGATGCCATCCGCAAGCAAATGATACTACTGTAAGAACTGGTATTCCAATCATTATCAAAGCTAAAACAAGAGCTCCAATCCATCTAGTTGCTATATCCATTTTATGCTCCTTTTACAGCTGTAAAATACTCCATTCCCACAAGCTCGCCTTTCTCCTTTAGAACTTGTTCAGCGATCGCTAGACAGGTTTCCGCACCTAACAAAAGACACTGATTATCGTTCTCTGCCTGTTCTGCAGGACTCATACACCTTGTAACCTCACTTATATATTCATATATCTTATTGTATATCTCAACCCCGCTACTCATATATCGTGCCTCCCGCCAAAAAATTTCTTATCCTTCTTCTTATACTTCTTCCGCTTCTTAAATTGCTTAAAGTAAGCCCAGACCGCATCTTCAAAAGCTTCCGCAGACAAGTCTCGTTTTCTCATTCTCTGTTTTATCTGCCACTCATGAACCTCAAATAATTCCTCTAAATTCTCTATTTTATACGCTAAATAAAAAACTGCGATCAAGAGAAAGAAAATTAATACTCCAAATGTAACAACAATTATCCAATCCATTTTTCTTCTCCTTTATTTAAATAAATCAAACAGTTCTACTTCTGCGGATTCGTTAAATAACATCACATGATGTGTTTCTAAATTTGTGCATTCATACACAGGGTGAGTGCTAAATATAACTTCATCACCTTTTCTGAATTTTTTACCGTTAAATAAAAAAGTACCGTTTGGTTCAATTTCTTTTACTGTCATTCTACCCTCCTATTATTGTTCCATGTTTTCCTAGTGATTTCATTTTCATAACCAGTCTCTTTGCCCACTGATTACCTTCACTTAAATCTGCGATGATATAATCTGCGGTCTGCGCTATACGATCTAGTAATCGTTCTGCGTTTTCTGCATATAGGAATTCCATAGGTAATCCATTTTTCTCTGCCCATTGTTCTCCTATTGTTTTGATGCGGGCTCCAGTCTCATCGTACACGAGACCAGTTCCTCCGCATAACACCGTAAATAAATAGTATTGTTTTTCTTCTATTAATTTTTGTAAATTTATATCTAATTTATTATAATCTTTGAAACCAATTATTACTAATTTCATAATATAATACTCCTTAATTATTATTACATATATATTATAACATATTTTTTTTAAGTTGTCAAGTCTGTGCGGCATTGGATATACATTAAGAAAAATTTTTTGGTTAAAAACTTGACAACTTAAAAAAATTATGTTATAATATATATGTAAGATAAATTATGAAAGGAGTGCCAAGATGGAACCAGATAATAACACAACAGGCACTGTATCAGAAGAAGAAGAACAATTAGATTATATTAAAATGGATTGGAGTATAACAGATCCGGAAGGTCGTGTAAAAAAGGTGGAAGAAATAATTGCCAATACCCCACCTGAAAGATTAACTCCAAAATATCTTGAAAAGATGGGTGATTATATCGTCTTTGCTATGGATAAGCAGGAAAGAAAAAAGAAATATATAATGACAGATAATCACATGGTGACAGTAGATAAAAGAGAATTTTCATTTGAAGGATTAATTGATAAATTAGAAAGTGGCGAATCTGCCCTCCATAACATGATTAGAAACGATAAAAACATTCTATTTACTCAAAAGAAAAAAATAACTCCAAAAGATCTCAAAACAATTCCTTATTTACAACAATTAAAAAATGATATTGATATAATAAATGAATTTAGAAAAGACAAAACTGGAAGAGTTGCTTATACATTGAAACAGTGGACTAAAGAGTTAGCTCAAGATATGTATTTTATTAGAGAGTGTTATCAAAAACCCATTAGATTTAAAAAAGTATTTAATGCTTCTTCTTTTAATACAGACTATGAAGATAAAATCTGGATTGATGCGGAAGGTGAGATACATAACGAAAGTAGGATAAATATGTTTGATCCGAAACACATATCTCTCTTGTTGCAGTATTATGCTAGGTTAAAAGAAGATAAGTATGATGTTTTTACAAGTGATATGCATTATTTATTAGAGGACTTGGAAACTTATATAGATAGAGCACTTGAAGAAAAATATCCTATGTATTATGATCTCTTGATTTATAAAATTGATGGTATGAAAAATCAAGAAATTCAAGAGAAGTTATTTGAAGATTATGGTATTAAACATTCGGTTGAATATATTTCTTCATTATGGAGGAATAAGATACCTAAATTAATTGCGGAGGAGGCTGAAAACAGCTGGCTCTTGTGGCATTATACCATGATTGAAAAAGGAAAATGGAAAAAGTGTAATAAATGTGGGCAAATTAAGTTAGCCAATAATAGGTTTTTTTCAAAAAATAGTACAAGCAAAGATGGTTTTTATAGTATTTGCAAAGAGTGCAGGAATAAAAAATATCAAGAGAACAAAAAATCTAAGTAATTGGAGGAACTAATATGGCTGAACAAAGATATTGCCCTAGATGTCGTAAAACAATGGCGGACACCAATTTCTACACATATAAGAATAAAGAAAAAGCTGAATTATGCAAATCTTGTCAAACAGCTCATATTGATAACTGGGATCCGGAAACTTTTCTTTGGCTATTGAAAGAATATGATGTTCCTTGGATAGAACCTGAATGGAATGTGCTGCGGGATCGCGCTTACCAAACAGCTAAACAAAAGAATCCTAATCATCCTATGTTGACAGGTATGAGTGTATTTGGAAAGTATCTTTCCAAGATGAAATTGAAACAATGGAATAAATATAATTGGGATGATACAGAAATGCTTAAAGCTCAGCGGGATGCGGAAAGACAAGCCGCGTCCAATGGAGATGCGGAGCTTGAAGAACAAAAGATTGCCGAAATGCGCGAAGCGTTTGAACGAGGTGAAATCACCGAGGCTCAATATCAAACTTATGCGGAGATCCATGCACCTGAGCCTGAGTTTGAAAAGGTGAATGGAGAAATTCAGCAAGTTGGCGTAGATAATTATTCTTACCCACAAAATAGTAATTTTGAACAAGTAGAACTTATTGATGTAGGGTCAGACCTTACTGATGAAGATAAGAGATACTTAGCTATGAAATGGGGTAGATTATATCGTGCAGATGAATGGGTATTCCTTGAGCAGAAATATGAAGGATTTATGAATAGTTTTGATATACAGGGTGAAGCTCGTATTGAAACTATGAAAATGATTTGTAAGACTTTATTAAAGATGAATCAAGCTATTGACTGCGGGGATGTAGATACTTATCAGAAATTATCTCGTGTCTATGATGCAATGATGAAGTCAGCTAAATTTACAGCCGCTCAGGATAAAGAGAGTAAAACTGATTTTGTAGACTCTGTAGGTGCTATGGTTGCTTATTGCGAAGAGCATGGTGGACAAATTCCTAGATTTAATATTGAAGCGGATTACGATACAATAGATACTATTATTAAAGATTTGAAAGAATATAGTAGATCACTTATTTATGAGGATAAAGCATTAGCACAAGAGATAGAGAATTATATTAAGAATAAAGAGATTGCTGATCAAATGCGTAAAGAGCGTGAAGAAGCTAGATTAAAAGGTTTAGATAATATTGAATTAGAAGATGAAGATTATCAAGAGTTTACAGAAGAAATTGAGAGACAAAAGGAGATAGATGCGGAGAATACTAATGAAGAAGGTGAAGATGAATGAGTTTACAAAATTTATTAGAGCTTTCCGAAGGAAGAGATAATCATAAACAAGGATTATCTGAAGAACGTTTAAAAGAGCAAGTTCCCGCATTGAGAAATTTAATTGCTTTTTACAGAGAGTATCCAGATTATCTAGTAGATTTTATGAAGGGGCCCAATAGCACCTTCAAATTCTACTTTTATCAGAGAATATTTTTGCGGGTGGTTATGCGACATAGATATGTGTATGCTACTTTCCCGCGTGCTTATTCAAAATCATTCTTGAGTATGATGGTTTTGATGTTAAGATGTGTTTTATATCCCGGCTCGCAACTGTTCGTAACAACAGGTGGTAAAGAGCAGGCGGCAAGTATTACAATAGCAAAGATTGAAGAAATATGTAAATTGATACCTTCGTTAAATAATGAAATTAACTGGGATCGTGGTGTATCAAAAAAATCAAAAGACAATGTAAATTATGTATTTAAAAATGGTTCTTCAATAGATATTCTTGCTGCTAGACAAAGTTCCAGAGGTCAGCGTCGTACGGGAGGCCTGATGGAGGAGTGTGTCCTTATTGATGGAGATATTCTTAATGAAGTTATTATCCCTACGACGAACGTAGATAGATTGTTACCAGATGGTACTCGACATAAAGAAGAAGTGGTAAATAAGTCACAGATTTATATTACTACTGCGGGATGGAAGAATTCCTTCGCTTATGACAAACTGATCGAGTTATTGATACAAGGTTTGATTGAACCTGATGAAGCTATGATTATAGGCGGAACGTATGAAACACCGGTTAAAGAAGGTCTGTTAAATGAGGACTTCGTAGATCAGTTGAAATTATCTGGTACTTATAATGATGAGTCTTTTGATCGAGAATATCGAAGTCGTTGGTCTGGTGACGTAGAAAACGCATTTTATTCTGCTGATAAATTTGATAAACATAGAACTTTATTACAACCGGAGTATGAGTTTAGCGGAAGGTCGTCACAAAGTGCTTATTATGTAATTGGAGTCGATGTTGGTCGTACAAAGTGTACTACCGAGGCTTGCGTATTTAAGGTGACTCCGCAACCACAAGGTGCAGCACTTAAATCTCTGGTTAATATATATACTTTTGAAGCGGAAGATTTTGAGATACAAGCTATTAAATTAAAGAAATTATATTATAAATATAAAGCAAGAGTGTTAGCAATAGATGCAAATGGTCTTGGTATTGGTTTAATAGATTTTATGACAAAAACTCAAGTTGATCCGGATAGTGGCGAAGATTTAATTCCATTTGGAGTTGAAGGCGGTACTAATGAAGAAGTAATGGAACAGTATAAGAAAGTACGCGGGATTGGCGTCGAAGAGAACGCGATGTATTTGATAAAGGCTAATGCTCCGATAAATACAGAAGCTTATTCTTATACTTCAACTCAAATGGCGAGCGGAAGAGTCCGATTCCTAATTGATGAGACTACTGCTAAAACGAAGTTAATGGGTCTCAAAAAGGGACAGCAGATGACTTCGGAAGAAAGAAATGAATATTTACAACCTTTTGTTTTAACATCTATTCTTCGTGAGCAGATGTTGAATCTAGTAGAAGAGAATGAAGGTGTAAACATTCTTTTGAAACAATACAATCATGGTATTAAAAAGGATAAATTTTCTGCCTTTATTTATGGCTTGTATTATATAAAACAACAGGAAGATAAAAGAGGTCGTAGAAGGAAGTTTTCTATTGCAGATATGATGTTTTTTAGCTAAAAAATTTTGGACAATCGTTGTTAAAAGATTATTGATAATTTTGAATTATAGTTGTAAAGGAGTAAAAAATGAGAGCTAGTCGTGGAGAAATAAAAATAGAAGAAATTCTTACGGATGCGGGATTGCCTTTTAAAATGGAATACTCGTTTCCAGACCTCATATCTAGTTCTGGTAGACCTTTAAGATTTGACTTTTGTATCTTTGATGATGAAGGTAATATAGATTTTTTGATTGAGTTTCAAGGAGAACAACATTATGAAGCTAAATCAAAATTTGGAGGGAAAAAAGGTCTATATAAACAAAGATATAATGATAATAAAAAAAGAAGTTATTGTGCCGCACATGGTTATAGGTTGATTGAAATTCCTTATTGGGAAGAAAGTCAAGTTAATTATGATTATATAATGAAAGCGGCAGGCTATTAAACTATAGGAGGTGCCTTAATTGACTGAAGAAAGAATGGCTGAGATTAGGGCCAAAGGTTTCAACATTTTCAGCGGTAGAGCTGAAGAACAGACACCACTTCCTACTGGTGGTTTTCAGCCTCCTAGTTCTATATATAATAAAATTAGGGTAGGAGCAAAAACACTAGATGATGCTATTTTAAAGCTAGGTGATTTGAAAAAAGTCAATCCTAGATTAGCAGATAAGACTTATGTTTTACAAGCTATTACAAAAGGTGATTTAGATGCTATGAGAGAAATTTCTGATTTCTTCTATAGAACAAGTGGTATTTATAGTCGTATATTAAGATATATGGCTTTTATGTATCGTTATGATTGGTATGTAACACCTTATATAAATGATGATAAAGTAAAACAAGATAAAATATTAAATAGTTTTAAAGATTGTTTAAATATTTTAGATAATTATGGTGTTAAGAAAACCTTAGGAGAAATAGCTCTTACAGTTCTTCGTCAAGGCTGTTATTATGGTTATAAAGTAGATACTGCTAATGGAGTAGTTCTACAGGATTTACCTCCTAAATATTGTCGTAGTAGATTTAACTATGGCGGTAAGCCGGCAGTTGAATTTAATATGAAGTATTTTGACGATAGCTTTAGAAATACAGAACAAAGAGCAAAAATGTTGAAATTGTTCCCAGATGAATTTAGAAAAGGTTATCACCTTTATAAGACTGGTAAATTGTTACCAGATTTCTCGGGAGACACTGCGGGCTGGTATTTACTTGACCCGACTATGACAGTGAAATTTAATGCCAATGGAGAAGATTATCCGGCATTTATTTCAGTAATTCCACTTTTAATTGATTTAGATGAAGCTCAGGCTTTAGATAAAAAGAAAACTCTTCAGAAGTTATTAAAGATCGTTGTGCAGAAGATGCCAATGGATAAGAATGGAGAGTTAATATTCGATGTTGAAGAAGCACAGCAATTACACAATAACGCCGTTCAAATGCTGAAAAGAGCGATTGGCGTAGATGTGCTTACAACTTTTGCGGACGTTAGTGTAGAGAACATGAACGAGAATAATTCTTCTACGGCACAAGCTGATGATCTGAAGAAAGTTGAGCGTCAGGTTTATAATGAAGCGGGTGTATCACAATTACAATTTAATAGTGATGGTAATATAGCTTTACAGAATTCAATTTTAAATGATGAAGCTACAATGTATAATTTATTATTACAGTTTGAGGGATATTTAAATGAGTTACTGGCGCCCGCAAATAAAAATAAAAGAAAATTTGAGTTTAGAGTACAGTTATTAACAACAACAATTTATAACTATAAAGAACTTGCTAAACTTTATAAAGAACAAACTCAATTAGGTTACTCTAAGATGCTTCCTCAGATTGCTCTTGGGCAGAGTCAAAGTAGTATTCTTGCTAATGCATTCTTTGAGAATGATGTTCTTGATCTGGTTAGCGTATTTATTCCTCCTATGAGTAGTAATACGATGAATGCAGATGCTTTACAGAATCATAATTCTACTAGAAAGAATGGTAGCAAAGAGGGAGATAATCCAGAACAAGCTAAAACACCGGGTGAAGAAAAGAAAGCCGGTAGAAAAGAGTTGGATGCAGATAAGAAATCTGATAAAACAATAGCTAATCAAGAAAGCATGAGTTAAGGAGGAAAACTAGAATATGGGAAGAAGAAGTGTTGCGACCATATCCTCTCCAGAATTCATCAATATCACTTCAATTAGTCCTTTTGCTTCTAAATGTGAAATTAAAGTTTTGTATTTAGGGCAAAATAGAAATCGTACTTTTGTTGATAAAGCGGTTGCTACAGAAATGGCGCAGACGCTACCTGGATGTCCTATCGTA